GGCGCGACCAGACCCATTGGCCGGTGCTCCGGACTGGTATAAAAATACACCAGTACAAGATTTCAAAGCCGACAGTCATTGGGGTCGTGCAGCCTTGTGGGGGCTACGAGTATTGGCCAAAGTTGAGCCTGACGCCAGAGCTGCGTTGGCCCAAGCTGGTGAAGATGCCATAGTATCATACCTAGAAAAAGTTGCCAAGGCCACGGGTGCTTATAGAAAATTTAAATTTGCAGAAGAAGACATTTGGGAATCTCAGGACTACCTGGATGAAATATTCCATGACCCCAACATAACTAGTTGGACACAGGTTATATAATGCGAGTCAGTGATTTTCAAATTCGCAACCACAACAAACTGGATGATATTTTGGTTCAGTTATGTGCAATGATTATTGAGGGTAAAAAACAAGACCCAGAAAAGTACGGCATGGTAGCATCCGCAGTACTAGATACTAACAATAATCTAGTCAAAGCAGTGAATTATAAAACCACACACGGACGGGCACATGGAGAACTTGCTGCCATGGAACAGTATGAGCGCAAGTTTGGTAACATTCCTGCAGGTAGTATTATCATAACAACCTGCAGTCCTTGCAGTGAACCAATGCCAGTCAGCGAACGAGACGGTCCAAGTTGTACAGAATTAATCAACAACAGCCCAGTACGCAAAGTATATTGTGGATTTGAAGATCCCACACAGAATCTCAGTGATCGATATCAACACAAAAAATTCCACACTGAGTGTACAAAAAATCCCAAGATACATGAGCTGTGCCATGTGTTTGCCAATACATTTTTGGAACACAGAACAGAACAACTAGATGAATTGACTTTTTTAGGATCACCATGCACCAAAGACTGTTCGGGGCATCGTGCAGGATATCGCTGGAGCAAAGATCGAGCTAACCGAACTGCCAGCAGTTGGAGTCAAAGTTTTAACAACGGGGCCGCGTTAGCTGCGGCCGGACGATAAAGAACACCCTTAGGACCGTAACTCGGTTACGTGGTGTGGCCGGGTGCTGGCCTAGTGTAACGATTCGCTACCGTGAAACTAAAAGTGACCAATTATTAACTATAAATAGTTCATGCTTGATTTTTTAAATGTTGGCACATCGTTAAATTTATCAAAAATTCAAATTGACGATTTACTTAAATCAATCTATGGACAGGAGTTTGATGTAGGCCCAGAAATTTTTCTTGGCATAAATTTACAATGGCCCAAGTTTGATTTACCTGCAAACTATCAACGATATTTCATATCATTCCATACCGAATATATGGACATACCTTGGATTCTAGAACAAGCTCGTCGTGTGTATCCAGTACCAATCTTATTAGTCACCGATTATGATATTGAAAAAAATCCTGTCTGGCCTGAAAATATAACTGTAATTAAATACATAACTTTACACAAGCAATTGGACCAAGCAATCAACGACATTGGAATGGCCACAGAAATCAAAACTCCCAAATATAAAATTAGCAGTTTAAGCTACCGAATTACACAATACAAAAAATTTGTCACTGCATACTTATTGCAACATTTTGATCACAGTGACATGATACTGACCTATCACAATAGTATGGGAAAATTAGATGATCATCATGGATACCCCAACGGATACCCATACCTTGATCAACTTGAGTTAACATCATTGTCCAAAACACTGATAAATTTTGAAGATGATACAGAATCTATAAACATCTCCCCAGTTTTAAATGCTTCGTGGCAAATTGCACCGTTTCTGGATGCCTGGATCAATCTTACAAATGAAAGTTGGCACTATTCAAGGACTATACTCGATAATAAGAACTTTTATTATCCGGGTCCTTACTTGACTGAAAAAACTTTTAAACCCTTATTAGCTGGTAGACCATTTTTGGCTGTAGGACAATGTAACACTTACAAAACATTAAAGGATCTGGGACTTTCTGTTGATTTCGGATTTGATATCAGTTACGACACAGATTCAGGAGATCTTACTCGGATTAAAGGTATTTTTTCCGCAATTGATTACATACAAAATACCAATCTTGATCAATTGTTCCAATCAGGAATTGATGCCGTTCGTTACAATTTAAATTACATTAAAAACAACGATTTGTTTGTCCACTGTGAAGATCTAAATACCGAAAGTGTAAAAAAGATTAAAAATTTTTTTTAATTGGTACTGGATTTCAATCTTCAGTTAATAAATATTTCTTGTCAAATAATCTATAAAACTAAAATATTATAATTACTGATTTAACCAAAATATCATTGACTTTTACACATAATACTGTATACTTGTTTGACTAACAGGAGATTTATATGTCTACAAAAACTTTCAACGGCGAACAAAAACTCAAGCTCACTCAAATCATCAACGAAGGCATGCAGGTCATGCACGAAATTGAAACTTTAAACGGTGGGCTAGCTGACACTATCAAAGCAGTTGCCGAGGAGCTTGAGATCAAGCCTGCTGTCCTGAAAAAAGCCATTAGGCTTGCACACAAGGCAGAGTTTGGTAGAGAGAAACAGGATCATGAATTGTTAGAAACAATTCTAGAAACTGTGGGCAAAACACTATAACAGTGACCGTATCTCAGAATAGCCATGAACAAACATCAACAACATCTTAAAGACACTGGTTGGACTTATTGGCAACACCTACATCACAGTATTGTAGTGGGTTACCAACTTATTAAAATTGCCATGTTGGGGTTTATTCATGGGGTGTTTCCGGGGATCTGGGCTAATAAAGGACCAGTAGGCATATATCGAGTGTTCAAGGACATGCGAAAGTTACGCCATGCACAGAAACTATTTGATGCAGAAGACCAACAACAGCATGAGCAAGATAAAAATAATCGGGTATAATCAAGCCACATTAGCCAATGACTTTGTTGGATTGTTTAGTACTCACGGGCAGTCTATTGATATCCTAGAACCAGATGACTTTTTGCAAGGCAACTATAAAGACAATGATCGATTTGTAGTTGCAGTGACTCGTGATCTTGACTTGAGAAAACAATTAATTACTGCACTAGACGAAAGATTGTTATCACGTGCTACACTGATTCACCCAAGTTGTGTAATTGATCCACATGCTGAAGTTGGCGAAGGTTCTGTAATTTCTCAATTTTCCAGTGCACTTTGGAGTAGTACCATTGGGCGAGATTGTTTAGTTGCACCTTACTGTATGATTGCCCATCAAAGCAACCTTGGACAAGGAAGTCTTATGCAACCAGGTGCTATGATAGCCGGCAGTACCACAATAGGATCTATGTGTGTGTTAGGAATGAGAAGCAATGTCATTGACAAACTTTCTATATGTGATTGGGTAGAGGTGGGCGCCGCTGCCTTGGTTACAAAAAGCATCGAGCAATCTGGGTTATATCTGGGGCAACCAGCCAGGCGTGTAAATAAACAAGAATGAGTCGCTCACGTTACGAGCATGCAACACGGCTAATCGGCCATAATCGGAGAAAAATTGAGTTATATTGACGCACTTTATGATCGTGAACACGATCGTATCCATGTTGTAGAACGACGCAATGGCGAACGAGTCTACAAGGAATATCCAGCCAATTATATATTTTACTACGACGACCCACGTGGCAAGTTTACCAGCATTTATGGCACGCCGGTATCACGGTTTAGTACACGCAACAACAAAGAGTTTCGCAAAGAAGTTCGAGCACAGTCAGGCAAAAATCTCTACGAGAGTGATATCAATCCTGTATTCAGATGTTTAAGTGAAAATTACATTGGACAAGATGCGCCAGAACTCAATGTGGCATTTTTTGACATTGAAGTTGCGTTTGATCCAGAACGTGGATTTAGCCCAGTTGCAGATCCTTTTAATCCCATAACTGCAATATCATTATATCTAACATGGTTAGATCAACTGGTCACATTGGCAGTACCACCAAAACACATGAGTTGGGCCACTGCTGAAGAAATTGCTGGCACGTTTGAAAACTGTATGTTATTTGAACGTGAAGAAGAAATGTTAAAAACATTTTTGGATCTCATTGAAGACGCAGATGCACTGTCCGGGTGGAATTCGGAAGGATACGATATTCCTTATACTGTGAACAGAGTAACTCGTGTGCTGAACAAGGATGACACACGCAGATTCTGTTTGTGGAATCAGTACCCTAAGCCAAGAATGTTTGAACGATTTGGTGCAGAAAATCAAACGTATGATTTGATTGGGCGAGTGCACATGGACTATATGCAACTGTATCGCAAGTATACCTATGAAGAACGTCATAGTTACAGTTTGGATGCCATTGGTGAGTACGAGTTAGACGAACGCAAGACTCAATTCGAAGGCACACTGGATCAACTGTACAATCAAAACTTCAAGATATTTTTAGAATACAATCGCCAAGACACGCTGTTGTTGCACAAATTGGATCAAAAATTACGATTCCTGGATCTAGCCAACGAACTGGCGCATGCCAACACTGTGCTGTTGCAAACTACCATGGGAGCCGTGGCCGTGACTGAGCAGGCCATTATCAATGAAGCGCACGAACGTGGTATGGTTGTTCCCAATCGACAACAACGACTCACAGATGATGACACGCAAGCGGCCGGAGCATATGTAGCATATCCCAAAAAAGGCATACACGAATGGATCGGATCAGTTGATATTAACTCACTGTATCCGTCGGCTATTCGAGCACTCAACATGGGGCCAGAAACTATCATTGGCCAACTACGCCCTGTGATGACTGATCGGTACATCAAAGGCAAAATTGATAATAAAAGTAGTTTTGCCATGGCCTGGGAAGGCCTGTTTGGTAGTTTAGAATATACCGCGGTCATGGAACAACAACGTGGTACAGAAATTACCATAGACTGGCAAGACGGCAATGAAACTGTGCACAGTGCCGCAGAGGTATGGACAATGATATTTGACAGTAATCAACCCTGGATGCTGACTGCCAACGGAACCATTGTGACCTATGAGCGAAAAGGTATTATACCAGGATTACTAGAACGTTGGTATGCTGAACGTAAAGAGATGCAGGCCAAAAAGAAAGAAGCTAAAACTAAAAAAGAAGAATCATTTTGGGATAAGCGTCAGTTAGTTAAGAAAATTAACTTGAATAGCTTGTATGGTGCTATTTTAAATCCAGGTTGTAGATTCTTTGACAAACGTATCGGGCAAAGTACCACGCTCACTGGCCGCGCCATTGCTCAACACATGGATGCACACATCAATGAATGCATCACCGGCAAGTATGATCACATGGGCGAGTCCATTATATACGGCGACACAGATTCATGTTATTTTAGTGCATGGCCGGTGTTAAAGTCCGAAGTTGAAGCAGGACGCATGGAATGGAGCAAAGAAACTTGTATTGCACTGTATGATTCAATTGCCGAGCAAGTTAATCTCAGCTTTCCAGCGTACATGGAACGAGCATTTCATTGTCCTAGAGGCGCCGGAGAACTTATCAAGGCTGGCAGAGAACTTGTGGCAGATCGTAGTTTGTTTATTACAAAGAAACGTTATGCAGTCAACATCATTGATCTTGAAGGCAAAAGATTAGATGTTGATGGTAAACCCGGCAAGACCAAGGCCATGGGTCTGGACCTAAAGCGCAGTGACACTCCTAAGGTTATTCAAGATTTTCTATTAGAAATTTTAAATAGTGTGTTGAGTGGTGTTCAACGTGGCGTTATCATTGAACGCATACGTAAATTCAAATATGAATTTGCTGAACGCCCGGGTTGGGAAAAAGGTTCGCCTAAACGTGTGAACAACTTGACCAAGTATGCCAAAGAAGAAGAACGACTGGGTCGTGCCAACATGCCGGGCCACGTCAGAGCTGCCATTAACTGGAATGCCATGCGCAAGATGAATAGCGACAATTATTCAATGCAGGTAGTAGATGGCATGAAAACCATTGTGTGCAAACTAAAGAGCAATGCACTTGGCTGGACCAGCATAGGTTATCCCACAGATGAAATGCATTTGCCACAGTGGTTTAAAGATTTGCCATTTGACGATTCAGAAATGGAAGCCACTGTGGTAGATCAAAAAATTGATAACCTATTGGGTGTACTAAACTGGGACTTGGCATCAGCTACCAATACAGAAAATACGTTCCAAAGTTTGTTTGACTGGTCATAATGAAATTTAGCGAGCTTGTTTTTTATCGCAATCAACTTGATAACTTGTCCTGCGTTGATGTTAAACTGCATGCCCGATATGCCCTTGAAAAAATTATACACACAGTTAATTCACAAACAATAATCTCGCATGATTTAGAGTCGCAGAATATTGCATTGCAAAATTCTTTTGACAATTTTGAAAATCATCTAGTAGATTTAAAAAAAGAAATTGATCAAATTATCTATGCTGAAGAATCTACTTGGCTTGAACAAAGTGAGTTACGATATCAACAATATAGTGATTGTTATCTCAATCAGTCATTTGATTCAAATGATCCATTGCTTAATGATTTTTACATTGACAACTATGGCATAAGAAGATTTGGCATAGATCCAATAAAAACAACATTTACCAAAAAACACAATACACAGTGGCTGGATGATATATTAGAGCCAGACGTAACTGTTAAAGAAATTTTGTACAATCGTATTCTTCTTCGCACTGATTGGCGTTTTTCTGCCATGGTAATTCATCCTGGAAAAGAATCTTTCATTGACTTGATAACAGCCAATGATCCTGTGTACATAGTTGATGATCACAAAGACTTGTTACAACCTGTGTTAGATAAATTCAACCCAGTGTATCAGCGTAGACTGCGTCCTTACGTGATAAACAAAACGTTAAAAAATAAACCATTAGACAAATTGCCCAATGACCAAATTGCATTATGCGTGGCTTACAATTATTTTAATCACAAACCACTGTCGGTGATCAA